TTAGTCATTACATAATCATCGTGTGCAGCTTGTAGTGTTGCAAGTTTTCTACCAATAACATTTAACCTTGATGCAAGTGCTATTTGTTCTTCACTAAGATCAGATTTTCTGTACTCCACATCATTAAAAGTAATTATTACTGGTTCTTGGTTTTCCATATTTTCCTTTTCACTCATATATTCTCTCCTTATAAGTTAAAAAATTAGTATATCAGTTATCTAAGGTAATTGTTTCTGAAGTTGGATTTTTTTGATCTTCTATTTGTTTATCTAAATTAGATTCAATATTAGATACTTCTTCTTCACCCATAGCTTCTTTAACCCAACTCTCAACCATTTCTGATGTTACTTCATTAAATGGTACAAAGTCCTGTATATCTTCTGTATTTAAAGATTGAGTACCATAAGATGATCCTATAAATTCATCATCTTCTTTAGATACTTGCCAATGCACATTATAGATAACTTGCTCATATCCATTATGCTCATGTGTATAAACATCTATAGTTTTACAATTCCAATTTGCCATATTTATTCTCCTTTTAATAAGTTAATTTCAGATTGTAAGGCATCAATCTGTTCTTGTTGTTCTTGTATTGCTTTGATTAATGGAGTAACTAACTTACTGTAATCCATTTGGTAGTAATCTTCTTCTGAACCTGATACAGCGTTAGGCACTATCTCCATAACCTCTTGTGCTATTAAACCATCTTGTATTTCTTTACTTTCTTTCCATTCAAAATTAACTGGATTTAATTTATTTATTATTTCTAAACCTTTTGCTTCACCTAAAACATTTTTTAGTCTTGCATCTGATGATGTGTTATACGCTGTTGATGAGGTTGTAACACTTATTGAACCACTTACACCACTATTTTCAAAAAGAATAGCATTAAATGTTTGTCCTGATGTGTTAGTGATTAATTGTGCTGTTCCAGTTCCGTAAGCATTTTCCATTCTTATTGATTGATTACTTGCATCTCCTGCTACTTGAAAAAATGCACCACTTACACCTGAAGTTTTACCTAAAAATAATTGACCTGAACTATCAATACGCATTGTTTCAGCACCATTAGTAATAAATCTCATAGCATCTGCTGAATGGTCATAAACAAAACCACCTTTAAAATTATCTCCACTATCACCAAAAGCAATATTTCCTGCACCTGCTGTACTAGATAGAATACTTATACCATTTTCTGTATCTTCTAAAACTAATTGATTTGCTGATGATACTGGACTTGCACTAACATCTGTACCTTTTATATGAAGCTGACCTGATGGCGAAGTTTCTCCAATTCCAACATTACCTGAACTATCAATACGCATTCTTTCTGCTGATGCAGTTCTGAATATTAGTGGTTCTGAAGAACCCATAGTGCCAACTATATTATCCCCACCAGTTGTTCCTATAAGTTGTAACCCACTTGTTCCAAAAACACCTAGAACATGTTGATTGCCACTTGATTGAACTAAACCACCATTTAATGAAAGTTTTCCACCTGTATATGCAGATGTAACTCCTATTGCAACATTTTCACTACTATCAATAGTTATAGCTGTAGCATCTGCATTATCGTCTATTCCTGTTGAAGTAAAGCCTGTTAGAGTTCCAACACTTGTAATATTAGTTTGTGCTGCTGTTGATAAAGTTCCTGCTAGTGTGCCACCTGTTACTGTTCCTGATGTTGTTATAGCAGAAGAACCAACATCTATACTTCCAAAACCTGATGTTATTGATCCACCATCTAAAGCACCAACACTTGTTATTTGAGTTTGAGCAGCATCTACTGATAATGAATGTGCTATGCCTTCACCTGAAGTAGCACCTGTAGAAGTAAGTCCTGTTCCTGCTGTTATTGTGCTAACATAATCACCTACTGTATCTGTACCTAATGCAACACTATTAGCTTGTATAGTTGTAGATATAGATATACCTGCTGTTCCATCAAAGTTTGCAGTACCTACTACATCTCCTGATAATGCTATTGCTCTAGCTGTTTCTAATGCTGTAGCTGTAGCTGCATTACCAGTAGTATCTTGGTTTAGAGTACCAACTACAAAATCTAAAGTACCATCTGAATCTTCATAAGTTACTGTAATACCTGTTTCAGTATTGCCTGTAACCATGCCACCAACTATATCTTGTACTCTTTCAGTAGTCATATAAAGGTTGCTTGAACCTTCAGATAGATTGTCTGTAGTTTTAGCTGCTAATCTTGTATCAAATCTAGTATCTGTATAATAAAGATTAGTTCCCTCACTAAGATCAGAGGTAGAATGATTGCTTATAGATGATACTGTACCTGTTATATTACCTGTTACATTACCCTCTAAGTTTGATACAAGAGTTCCAACTGCATAACCTGTTCCTGAAGTATTGACTGTTGTTGTTGGTTCTACTTGTAAATCTTTAAATAATTTAAACTTACCTGAATCATTAGCGTCTCTAAATAGACCAGCATATAAGTCTTGTGATCCTGAAGTATCATATAAACCATAAAAACCTATGTCTAAAGAATCAGCACCACTATTAGCTTTTGCTAATTTAATTAATGGATCAGTTACAGATAAAGTGTCTGAATTAACAGTTGTGGTTGTACCATTTACAGTAAGATTACCAGCAATAGTAACATCATCAGGTAAGCCTATTGTTACTGTTGCAGTTTCACTACCTGAACCTGATACATCTATTTCATTAGTTGTTCCTGCTATTGTAGCTACATAATTACCTGTAGTATCTGTTCCAAGAGCTACGCTGTTTGCTGCAATAGTCGTAGATAAAGTTATATTACCTGTACCATCAAAGCTAACACCTGAAGCTGTAACATCTCCTGATAATCCAATAGTTCTACCAGTTGCAAGTGCTGTAGCTGTATCAGCAACAACACCTGATAAATTATTAATAAATGTATTTGTTACTCTAGCATCTATAGCAGAGTTAGCTCTTGTGTCTGTATAGTAAAGATTGCTTGAACCTTCACTAAGATTATCAGTATCAAATGGTGATAGCGTTATAACTGGGGTTAATGTTCCAGCACTATCATTATAAGTAAAACTTATACCAGTACCATTCTGTATTAGTGCTGCAACTCGATCATCAGTTCTTTCGTTTGTAAAATATAAATTACTAGAACCTTCACCAATATCATCTGTATCAAATGTATGTGATCCACCTAAAGCTATTGCTTGTGAATTTACAGTAATGCTCGAATTTGCAAGTTTAGCATTTGCAATAGAACCAGCTAACATAGCATTAGTAATACCAGTTGCTTTAACTCTAAGTGCATCGGAGCTTATTTCTATAGAAGAATCATCTACACCTACAGCAAGTGTTACATCTCCTGATGTGCCACCACCAGTTAAACCATCTCCTGCTACAACAGAAGTTATATCAGCACTATTAGTATTTGCTATTGTTAATGTTCCAGCACTATCATCATAAGTAAGACTTATGTTTGCTCCTGCTGTTAAAAGTGTATTTACCTGATCATCTACTCTTTCAGCAGTAAAGTATTTGTTTGTTGTTCCTTCACCAATATCATCTGTATCTAAAGTTATATTTGCAGTTCCATCAAAAGAAACTCCTGATATTGTTCTAGCTGTAGCTAATGCAGTTGCAGTAGAAGCATTACCAACTAAAGCACCTGTAACTTGGTTAAATACCACATTGTCTGAAGTTCCTACTGATTGACCAATAGCAAATGTAACACCATTACCTGAAGCTGTTGATGTAACACCAGTTCCTCCTAGTAATGATAATGTTTCGCTATCTAAATCTATTGATATGGTAGATGATCCATCAGTTATATCTAAATCTTCTAATGTTATTTGACTAGCAATATATGCCTTGATTGATTGTTGTGTTGCTAATGCAGTCGCAGAATCGCTGCTAAAATCATCTTCATCTAATATAGAAGTTACTGTAGCACCTGAACTAAAGCTAAATGATGTTATACCATTTACAGTACCAGCGTTAATATCTACAGTATTATCAGCAGTTATGCTGAATGGCATTGTTATCCAAGCGTTGTTACTACTGTTTCTTAATTTTAAAACATTTGAAGATGTATCAATCCACCATTCATAAGCATACATTGTTGATGGCTCACTAGAGCCACTATTATTTGATGATATAGCTAGTAAAGCATTGTTTAAATCTGCTCTAAAATTTGCACCTGTTTGGTTAGCTATGTTGTAATCGTGTTGTGCCATAATGTCTACCTATTATATTTTAATTTTCTAAATCTTCTATTCTTTGCTCTAATTCTTGTATTGCTTTAATTAGTATACTAATTAATTCAGTATATCTTAAACCATGCTTATATTCTCCTGTTCCTTGATTGTTTGTATCAAGAATTTCACCTTTAATATAAGGAGCAAAATCAGATGTACTTATGTTGTTATTATCTAATACAGTCTTAACTTCTTGAGCTATTAAACCATAATGTGTTCTGTTAGAATCGCCATTAGTTAATGTATATTTTCTTGGCGTGAGTTGAGATACAAAACTTAATCCTAAATCTGAGTTAGCTATATCAGATTTATCATTAGCATCAGAAGTTTGTATGGTGCTATTTGTAGCGTATATATCATCCCACCTATTACCTGTTCTTCCTAAATCATTTGAATCATCTGCTAATGGTGAAAATGAATCACTAGTACCACCCATATAAATAGTACCAGTACCAGTAAACCACATACCATGATTTGCACTTGTTGGAATACCACTTGAAAATGTCATACTATATGGATCATTTCCCATTAAAATAAAAAAGTCTTTATCAGAATCATCTGATGGACATAAAATTCTTAAAGGATCACTACCACCTGTAACACTATCTGATAGTTCAGAAAATAAACCTGCTTGACCTGTTCCTGATATGCCTTTTGCATTGTATTTACCTGTTGTTGTTATAGATGTAGCAACAACATTACCTGATGTATCAACAGTAAAGTTTCCTGAGCCTATATTTATACTACCACCAGTAATACTTCCTAAGTCTGCTGATATAGATGACAAATTACTTACATTCATCTCAGATGCAGTTATTGTACTAGCAGCTATTTCACTTGCTGTAATAGTATTAGATGCTATATTCGCAGCAAGTATTGTAGATGCAGCTATTTCTGAAGTAGTGATTGTACCTGCAACTATTTCTGTGGCTGTTACTGCGTTTGCAGCAATACTATCTTGATTTACTGCATCTGTAGCTATTAAGGCATTTGTTACAGCATCATCTATAATTTTTGCTGTAGTTACTGCATCATCTGCTATCTTGCCACTTGTTATCGATCCATCTTTAATATCTGTAGCTACTGTTGGTTCATCTCCAACTGTAAATGTAAGTGTAGCTGGTGAAGATTCACTACCTAATGGGTTTAAAGAAGAAACACTTGCTACATAGTTTGTACCTTTTGGTATAAACATAAGATCAACATTCTCAACATCTACTATCTTGTTTACAACTTGATTGCTTGAAGAATCTACAACATTTACTCTATATTGATAATTTGGAAAATCAGTTGGCTCGTTCCATGATAAAAAAGGTCGCCCTGTAGAACTTGCATCAGTATCAGTAAATGATAATCCTGTCGGAGCTTTTACAGCATAAGCAGATGGTAAGTTTGCAAGTTCTTCTAATGGTTCTTGTGGTGGTACTTCCCAAGTATATACATCAAAATATTCTATTAGACTTACAGATACTAAGCCATCAGATTGTAGCTCTAATGCTTCTACTCTGCATACTTTGCTACTAAATCCTAAACCAGCATAAGTAAAATCAACTATATCACCAACATTTAGTTTATACATTTCAGGAGTTCCTAAAAACTGTATAGTAGTTTGATTTCTGCTTCTAGTTAATATTGCTTTACCCATGTTATGTGCAATATAAGGATCAGAAATATATGGAAACTCTGCTTTAACTTCTAATTCTTCGCCACCATCATCAGATGTAAAATCATTAGCATCTGTAGTAGCAGAGTGTAGTACAGTTGCAGTATCTAATTCATATTTTTTATTAGCATTAAAAAATTCTACTACAACCTTATTGGCTCTTTGATCTTTGTTGCCATAATCTACAGATATACCAGCATCAGCAATTATGTGATCATCAGTAATAGAAAAAGTAGATGATCCAGTATCTTCTATTTGTAATTCATACTTACCATCAACATAAAGAAATATACCTCGCATATTTGCAAGTAATTCTTTTGCATTATCCATTACTGACTTATTGCAATCTAGATAACCATTACAATGAAATCTTTTTACTTTTAAAAGATAAGTACCAGTATTAGATGAATAATTAGCACCCAAAGTAGCATCGACATAAACTCTGTAATCTTCACTTGCATCAAAAAATTCATCTCTTCTTACATCTTTTATATTTATGCTATTTAGAATCGTAGTACCACCTGAATTTACTAATGTTATTCGTTCACCTATCTTATTTTGAAACCAATCTCTATTAGCATTAGTACCCAATACACTTACAAAGTCGTTACCATTACTACCACTCCATGTGATAGCTTGTGTTGAACCATTATGAAATGGTGGATCAACTAATGTATCAGCAGTATTAGCAGCATTAGAAAATGTAGTTGTGTTAATTTTAGCTATTGGTAAGCCTTTACCATATTCAGTATTTGTTATGTAATCTAAAAAACATAATGCAGGATTATCAGACCATTTATAGGTTGATACTGTTCCAAATGTTTGAGTTCCATCTCTAGGATCAAAAACTTTTTTACCTTTGACTTGTACTGTTAGTTGTGGCACTCCTGACCAAATACCTTCTTTATCGTAACCATAATGTGCTGCTATATAACAAACGCCATTTAGTTTATGTGCTGAAGTCCAGTTAGACATAGATGCAACTAGCATAGGATCAGCAGTTTGTGAAGCTGCTCCATGATGCAAATTAAAAACATATCTATACTTAGATGTAGGTGAAGTGCCAAATCCACCAGCACCAGCGTTTATACCTGTACCATTTTGCGAAACAGTATTTAATGAACCCGATCCTGAACTTATTTTATCTGAACCTATATAACCACCATCTCTAAATCTAGCAGAATCAGTAAGAGGATTGCCATCTAGTTCAATTGTTTTGCCTAGTATTTCTTCACATTCTCCGACTGCTAAAGCATAGACCACATATAAATCCCTAGAGTCATTTGCGTTAGTATCCATATAGATTATTTGTGTACCAACTCTACGAGTACCATATATAACTGGTAACTTGCCACCAGCAGATGTTTTGTTTGCAAGTATGTCCTGACCTTTTGCTAACATTTGTCTTGCTTGTAAAAAACCTTTTACACCAACTGCAAGAGTTATAGCTTGTATTACATAACCAATTTTTTTGAAAGTTGAAGCAGCTTTCCAAGCAGTTCCAATAGCTTTAAAGAATCCAACAATAGCATTAAAAATACCCATTACATTCCCCACCTAACATCTTCTTTAACTTGTGTAGCAAATTCCATACCTTTATCACCACTACTAAATGCTTGTTGTGATTCATCAGAAAAATGTCTACCTTTAGTTAAATTCCAGTTAGACCAATGACTTGCGACTGTCATATTCAAAATAGAAGTATCTATATTTTCTTGAATTGATACATTTCTTATTTGACCTGTAAAGTAATTTATAGCACCTACAATAGCTTCGTTAGTGTCAAAATAAGCTAAATGTATTTCAACTTCTTTATCTGTAAATGCACCTGACTGTACTAATGATCTAACCTGATCTGTAATATTTGAAAATCCTATATTTACTTCATCTACCTGTAATTGTCCTGTTTCAGCAGTTGCATCTACAGTAAGAAAAGAACCCCCAGCTTCATAAGTATTAGAATCAAAAGTAACATTAGTATAATAATCAGTAAGCCTGATAGTTGATGATAAATTAAGCTCAACCAAAAAAGCTGTTTTCGTTGCTGTTGATGATACTTGTGTTTGTAAAGCTGTTGATAAACTTCTTGGCATCAGCTAATAACCTCTCTAACATCAAATGAAATACTATATAAACCACTAGCATCTGTTGAATACATAATTTCATTATTTTCAAGATATACAGTAAAACTTGGTTTATTTACAGTTACAGCTTCATTATCTGCTAGAGCAGCTACTAGATTGGGTGATATTAATACAGTAAGTTCACCACTTGAATTAGAATCAATATCTGATTGCACCATGTAAACTTTAGAATGATTTGCAAACTTAATTAAATCACCTGCTTTTAAAGCACCAGTTGTATTAGCAGTAAAACCATCTAATGCTATTGAAGCATCAGCAGCAGTATGTGATCCATTAACTAATATATCAGTTTCACCTTTTGATGCACCTAAATTATCTAATGGTGCTTGTATTGTAAAATCTTCAAAAGAACCCTTTTGCTTTTGTAGAAATGCAAATATCTCCATAGCCTTTTCTTGTTGCATAGGTGGCATAGAAGCTGTAAATGAAAAGTATTGTGAGCCTATTTGTCTGACTTGTTTTTTACCTGATAGTGTTTGATTTAATAGAGTTGGTCTATTGTCTTGAAAGTTTAAAGCTCTAAATAATGGATTTGTTGGAAAAGCACCTGACATTATACAACTCCCATCTTACCTTGATTGTTCATAGCATTATTAATAATGCTAGTTATAAGTCCTTTTCTTGAAGCTAAGAGTTGATCAAAACCTGCTGCATCAACAGTAGAGATATTAAAATTAACTGTAGTACCCATGCCCTGACCTTTAGTATGATCTATAACAGTTTCGTTTGGATGAAGTATTGCTGGAAAGCCACCTTTACCATCTATACCACCTGCTCTGACACCCATGCCTGTATAACCCCCACCATCACCATTAAACAAAGTATCGCCATCTGTAAGTTTATTATATTCTCTTAATGCACCTAATTTACCACCTGACAACATAGTTCTAAATGGATCAATTAATCTAGCTATAATAAGTTGTTGTATTGCAACTCTTATAAGCTGTTCAACAACAAAAGTTGCAAAATCTTTGAATGCAAGTTTACCTGTTTGTAATCCAGTCACTATGCTATCCTCAAACTTTTTCATTGAATTTACAGCAATCTGATCTAATGTCTTACCAACATCTGCTAGTTGATCTTTAAAAGCATTTATTGGATTTGTTCTATCTAGCTCATCATTAGACTTTTTTAGCAATTTTGTAAATTTATCTTGCCCATCTTGTAAATCTTCAATAGTAATTAAATAATTATTTCTTAAATTATTAGCAATTCTATTAGCTTTATCTCCATAGGAAGTAGTTTGTTTTTCTAAATTTTGCAATTCTATATTGTTAATAATTATTGATGCTGCAAGACTATTCATTTCTTGTGTAAAATCACCAAACCTTCTTGGCAGTTCTCTTATAACATTTCTGATAGTTTGCAGAATTTGATTTTCTAATTCAATAAAACTTATTTTTACATTTGTTATAAATTCTGCTGTTTCATCAGCAAACTTACCAACAGCTTCTATTGATTTTGCAACAAATTCAATTATAGTATTTTGCACAAAAACAGCTACACCATCTATTCCTTTAAAATCAGCTATTATTTTTTCAATCTTATCAGCTATTGTTTCTTGTATTTTTTCAAAAATTGGTAAAAAACTTGCAGATATATTATTAACAAACGATTTAATTTGCATTTTTATTACACCTACAGCATCATTGAAGGCTTCAACCCTTCTAATAGTTTTTGTAGATAACAACAGTCCTAATCTTTCTGCTCGATCTATAAAAGCATCCAAACCTTTATCTGCTAAATCTTCTAGTGCATTTGTAAGTAATATACCTTGTCTACCAAATAAATTTGCTAATGCTGTTGCTTTTTGAGTTTGACTTCCAAGACTACTTATTCCTATAGCTACTTCTTCTAGTAGTTGATCTGTAGATTTGAAATGACCATCGTTAGTTTCAAGCTCTACACCTAGAGCCTTAAATATATCTTTCATGGTCTTTAGACCTCTTTGTGCATCACCAACACTTCTTGCAAATTTTTCTAGTGCTTTGTTTGCACCTTCAATATTTGTACCTGATTCCCTAGCAGCTAGTTGAAATGCCTGTATAGTATCTGTTGCGATACCTGTTCTTGTAGCAGTTTTACCAATAGCATCAATAAAATCAAAAGAATTTTTAACTACAAGTCCAAAAGCAGTTGCCAGTCCACCAATAGCTAAACCCAAACCTGCTATACCCTTAATCGCAGTGCCACTAGCACTAGATATACTATTCAAACCACCTTTAACTTTATCAAATGCAGCTTTAGTTTTATTTACAGCAGTTAATTCAAACTTTATCTTTTTATTTGCCATTCCTTTGCCTTTCTTCTAATAATTCAAAGTATGCTATCCAACCTTGATATTCTTGGATGCTAATTTTTTGCAACTCTTGTAAAGTTTTGCCTAGTTTTTCTGCTAGTGCATATTGCGAATATAAATTAACATCCTCTATTAGTTTTTTTTAACATCCTCAATAGGCTCTTGCCCCATAATTTGAGTTGCTACTCTTACTAATACTTCTTGATCTACATTGTTTAATAAAGAACCTTTATCATCTAATGTAAATAATTTATCTCCATTTTCATCAAGTGCTTTGTAGATTAGAACATAAGCCATCATCGTAAGATCATCATTCTTACTCATTTTATAAAGTTTAGAAGTTTCACTTAGCGTTAATGGCTTACTGTAAATTTCTAAAGGTTTATCTTCTTCACCCCATTCAGGCACTTTTATCACCTTTACATCTTGCTCTGCAAAATGCGTTTTAGCTCTCTCAATAGCTTTCATGATTAATAAGTTCCAGTAGTTAAACCACCAGTACCTTGAACAGTAATAGTAGATTCTACTAATCCATCAAAAGATGAAGTAACAGATTTACCAGTTACTATAGCAGTACCAGTTAGTTTGACATCCCCACTATCTGTACCTTCAGGTGCAAAGTTTAATGTTACAGATGAACCAACAGATAATGCTGTTTGACCATTTGTATCTGTTTCATCATAGAGAACATCAACTGATCCACTAAAGTCTTTTATAGAAGCTAAGTATGTCTTAGAACTATCACCCATTGAAGTATCTTCAACAGTATCAATAGTTTCATCAATACTAAAACCTCTTATTTCAGCAATAGCATTAGAGCCAACTTGAACAGTACCTTCTTTTCCAAGATGTGTTGCCATAATTATTCCTCGTTTTGTTTAGAAGAAGATTTAGGTTTATCTTTCGATGGGATTGCTTCTTCTTTCCAACCCTTACTCTTTAAATACTCAACACTATCAGGGTGAGCATCTATAGAACTTTTACCATTTGGTGAAATCATTTTCATAATTGTACCTCGTTAAACTGCTACATCAGGAGCAGTCTCCTGAACATAGTAGTTAGTTAAAAATGTAAGAACAGCATAGCTTAATGGTTGTTCTCCCTCTGTATTATATTCTATTTCAGTTGATTGTAAAAAACAGTCTTTAGCTAGACCATTTAGTGTTGTATCAGCACTTATAGCTACCTCAACCTCTTTACAAATCTTATCAACTTCATCATCAAAATTGCTAGTTTGTTTTACATAAACCTCAACAATTAATTCTAATTCTCTACTCATAAGTCTATTTGTACTTAT